GGCATTTGCCGGGCATCAGCCACTTGGCTGCACCGCCTACGATCGCACCGAATGCGAGCCAGAGAAGCAGACCCATGCTTGTCTCCTAGTTTGGTGAAGGCGAAAGCCAGTTGCCGTGGTCGAGGTCGCGGTATTTAAATCCGTCCGTGTCGCCAATGGCCCAGGCGTCATCAAGCATCCGAGTCTCAACCACAGAGCGACGAGCCCAATACGAACCGTCTGGCATATCGCTGGGCCACTTTGGTCCCGCAATCCAATTCGGCCCCCAGCTGTTGAGAATCAAAACGCAGTCATCTGGTGAGCCGTTCTTTTTGTGGCGGATAGCTATCGCTACTTGTTGGTGCATCCATGTGCCAGACGCTTCAGCGATGCCGTCCTTATTTCTGACAGACTGAAAGCCCTGCGAGCTCGCCAGCGTCACCGGGTAGCCTGACTCCAAGGCTGCCGCCAATTCAGCCCATGTCTGCACGGCGACGACGTGACGCAACGGATGCTTCTTGGCCTCAGCATCCATGCGGCCTGCGTCGCCCTGGCCGCCGCAGCCGTAGGCTCCCCACTGCTTCGCACGCTCGCCGGAATACTCGGTCAGATCTGCGGTCGGATACTTCTGCCGGTAGACGACGCCAAACTCGCGGAGGAACTTGGCGACTCCGTAGCCTGTGGCACCGTCTGAAAACCCGCCGTAGGGCTGGGCACCGTCGCCCGGCTTGCCACGGGCTTCTACTCGAGCACCTCCATACAGCGGCTCGGTCGCCGGAAGCAGCGGCGGCTCTGGCAGTTTCCCTAGAGACCATGAGACGGCATCGGCAACCGCCACGGCGTGCATTCCGCCCCAGCTGGTGCAGTCACCAATGAGTTGTCTGCCAACTACGAACGGCTTGCCGTAGCGTGCCCGATGGGCGGCATCAAGTTGCCGGTACAAAAACGTGTCAACGCTTTTGGCTTCCTTCATCGCCTCAGCACCCGCCTGGCTGAAGAACTTCTCGTCGCCAAGCGAGTCCAAGAATTGCCGAGTCCCTGCCGGGTCTGGCGTATAGCCGAACCTCGCGTCAATGGCGTCAGCCGTGCGGCGAGTGGCACGCTCAACGAGCACGCCGAGAATCGCCATAGCGATGACAAACGTGACGGCACCGACTGACCAGCGATTACTTCGTGACATCGGCGGCGGCCCTCGACAGGTCACGGAATGCTTCGACCCAAGCGGCGCGGCTCTCGGGCGTTACCGGCCCGCCAGACGAGCCAACGGCGTCGTCAAGAAACTTGTGGACTGCGTCCCTCACCTGCGGCTGTCGAGCACCGATGCTCTCGCCCTTGCAACGCATCTCGCGTGCGGCAATTCGCAGGTCATCAAACGCCACGCCGCTCTTGAGGCGCTGGTCGTGCGAGCCGTCGTACTCAATGCAATCGGCGAGCTCACCGCACAGGGCGGACATCGTCGCAGCGTCCTCAGCAGCAGTCGGGCCGATAAACTTGCCACGCAATGAGAAAGCATCCGGCGGCACTGGTGCCGGTTCCGGCGTCGGCGTGCTTGAGCGGCTCGGCATGAACGAGATGCCAGCGGCAACCAGCAACGCAACCACGGCGACGTGCTTGCCGTCGATAGTCGGCATCTTTGCCGTGGCGTACCACGCCTTTAACCTCTCGGTGAGTTGCTGGCCGGCGAGGACGTAGACGGCAAACGCCACAAGGAGGGCTGTGATCACGTTGACGACCTCACCATAGGGATCATGGATTCGATGGCACCACTGGCGAGAGCCAGAACAAACGCACGCAGAGCCGGTCGGAGAAGTGCCCACGCTGGCCACGCAGCAAGCGGAACGCACTTGCCAGCAACGGCGTCAAACAGGGCAGCGACAGCCACAAGTGCAATCGCCTTCTTTTCTCGTCCGCTCAACGTCTGCACGCGGTCAAGCGTCTCAATGCACAAGCGGCAAAGTGCCGTCATGAGTCCGCCAAACTCTGCCCAAGTCAGACCGTCAGCCGCCGCACGACGGGAGTCGGCGAGAAATTGCATAACGTGTGCGTCGATGACGACGGCGGTCGGCTGTTGGTCTGCCATGCCGCCAGACTAGGGAGATGGGAAGGCAAACTAGACCGGCTCTGCCGCTTCGCACTCGGCGAGGCAAGCAGCGTAACCAGCTAGGTCAATCGGACCGTCTGCGGTCTTATTTGGCCCAAGGAATCGTGCGACCTTGTCAAACGTCATAAAGATCGCCCAGTCGCTCTCCGTGAGCGGACGCTTCAGCACGTCGGCGAAAGCGGCGTTGATCATGCCGATGGTGCGGCGGAAGTGATGCTTTGGGCCGCCGTACTTTGGGCGTCGGTCACGCACGACATCAATGGCATCCATCAGCAATCTTTCGGCAGGCGATACATCGTCGTGATCCTGTGCCAAGATGCTGTCACCCGTCCAACGGATGTCGTCTGGTGCTACATCCATTTCCTTTTGCCCCTGCAGAATCCAATCGACAGGCACCGTTTCCTCGGGCTCCGCTCGCTCGGCGTGATACTTTGCGGCGCTGGCCTGCGTGATTTCCTTCCAGCGTTCCGGTGCCTCGTCAACTGGCGAATGACATTTGCCACCGTCGCAGCAGCCTTTCGTGTTTCGCATCGCGTCGGCGTACTCGCCGCCAGCAGCGTCTGTTTCTGCCACGCTCGGCGAAGTGCCAGCCAGGCGGGTCTCCACGGCGGCCCGCAGCTGCGAGTTGGTTTCTTCCAGATTGGTGATTGTGCCTTGCATGCGTTTCCTTTCGATGAGAAGTCGTGCCACGTCTGCCGCGAGTGAGCCTGCCGTGCCGGTCCACTGCCCTTGATAGCGGTACGCTCGCTGGCGTGCGTCTGCGAGGTACTCGTCAGTCAATTCGTACTGCATAGGTCAACGCCTTGCTCGCAGATCTCGGTCGCAGTAGATCGGCATAGCTTTCGTCACCTCGTTACGCCCGTGGTCAATGACAATTGCCGCCTGGCATGGTGGCTCGTAAGCCGCCTTGATTCTGGTGGCGTATGCACTGTGACCGATGACGCTGCCATTGCTCACGTACCGACCAGCCCGCAGCCACGAGAACTGGTGCCAATGCCCGAAGCAGGTCAGGTCTGCTCGAGTCACGGCATCCCATGCGGCAATAGCTTTGTTGGTCGGAATGGTGATTCCGCCAACTCCGCCCCCGTATCGAATGGCATGGCCGTGATGAAATCGAATACGGAAGCCGTCCAAATCAACGTAGTTGAGGTAGCCGGTGCCCACCTGCCACTGCACATTCTTTCGCTTTTCCTCGCTGGCCAGCGTCAGGTAGAGGTGCTGCTCAAAGCTGTGCTCCATCTCGGTGCCGATGCGGAGCTTTTCAGTTGAGCGTCCGTGGTTGCCGCTGTTTGTGGCGACGATGACAGCCCCTGCCCTATCAGAGACGGCATCAATGAAAGCTCGTAGCCTTTCACCGATCCACCTGGTAGCCGCCAGAGGAGCCAGTTGAGCCAACTCTGCTGTGTCGTCGTGTATGTGACCGCTAATATGGTCGCCGCCAAGCCAGACCACGACACGGTCAATGCGGGCCAGCTGCCGCTCATGATCCAGCAGGCGAAAGAATCGCTCGTGCAGTTCGTCAAGCCGCTTTTGGCATACGTCAAGTGAGTAGTCATTGAGCCCGTTGACGGTTTGCGGGTCAACACGCTCTTCACAATGGATGTCTGACAACAAGACGACCATAGTGGCGTCATGCTTCTTGTGCTTGCCGGTAACGGTTTGTGGGCTGGAAGCAGGCTTTATTCCTTTGAGTTGAACCAGGGCGTCACCACGCTCCCTCTCCCGGTCAATCTGCGTCAACGCGGACTTGTACCGCCCCTTGAGCGTTGAGAGCTCTGAACGCAAGCGAGCGAGCTCTGCGTCAGCAGCCAGCTGCTGCGAGTGGTCAATATCCTCGGCCACCGTCTCGGCTAGTCTCTTGCGAGCCATTCGTCCACTCCTTGCCGGCCAACGGGAGAAATGCCTCGCTCACGCAGCTGTGCAGAAATATGCCGTGCCGCAGTCATGCGTGGCACGCCAAGCCTGCCGGACTTCCACGCGGCCTTGAGCTCTGCGAGTTCGTCTAGGTGCTCAGGTGCGACCCGCTCATACCACGGAGCGTTTCCGTGGATCCGTCTCGGCAGAGCGTCAATCACTGCGGCCACGAGGCCGCCGCTTCGGCTTTTTGCCCTCATCGGCTGGCTCCTTCCGTTCAAGGTGAATCCACCCGTCATCGTCTGGTATGCCGCCACCAGCCACGTCGTCCTCTTCTTCGTCCGAGTCAAACGGCGACACGTCCGCTGGCGGCTGCGTCTTGAGCTTCGGCTTGGCTCTCTGGCGTCCCATGCCACTATGGTGGCAGGCGTGTCAAGCGAAACCCCTGCGTGCGTTGCGGATAGCACGCTTGATCAGAAAGCGGCCGGCAGCGTCCAGAAACGAGAGCCCGCGGGCCTGGGCCTGCTCGCGGAGCCAGCCGACGATTGTGTCGATATTGGCCTCGCACCACTCGACGCCCTGGCGGTCCATCTCTGCGGCCCTAGCGTTGCACGAACAGTCTGGCGTAGATGTTAAGTAGAACGGCCATCCCGCCAGCAGTTTCTTGAGTTCAGTACCTGGGCCGTGCCCTATCGGTGCTGGTTGCTGCGGAGGTTGTGGCAGGCGAGACACTCGCGGGTACGCTGGGTGCTCAACGTCTATCGTCCACTCGTCGCCGGCCTGGCCGACAACGCACGGCATCACCTCTTCGAGCGTGAAGCCACGCTGCGTGCAACGGGCTTCAAGGTTTGAGCGGTGACATGTGATCATGGCAAAGGGTTGCACGGGTTAGGGTCGCATGTCGTACCCACTCCTTGAAACGTCTGCCCTGACCCCTGACACTGACACTGTGCCTTGACGCTGCACGTTGTGCCTTCGCAACATGCGCCATCTTTGCAGGCGTTGAGGCAGTCCTCTTGCGTTGCGTATGCCGTGCGCCCGGTAGTGGTGAATCCAGTAGGGAAGTTTGGGGATTGGTAGCAGGGCATGGCATGATCCTATGTGTAGGAATCGATGAACGTCCAAGTAACATTGTTTCTCGCCGCCTCAGATCGCTTGACCACTGAACCTAGAATCTGTGCTCCTGTTGAGCCTCTCTCTGCGCAGGTCATTGATAAAGCAGACAGGTCGAATGTGCCTTGGTTCATTTCAGCTTCGGTACTTGATCCAGTTCCATAACAGTGCCCAGTGGCAGAGAATCCTAGCGTAGTGCCAAAGAGTGGGAACGCAACGTAGTTTATGTACTGATCTTCGGAGGCAGTGTTTGTCGACGTGCTGGCAACGTCTTGATAGTCACTAACACCAGTCCTGCCGCCGCAAGGGTCAAACGCAAGAAATGTCAGTGACTCTATCTTTCTAAACAAGCTAAGAATTGCACGCTGCTGGCCAGCATAGAAAACAATTCTAGTTTCAGAAGCATTGATTGCAGCAGCGTCAGCGCCAAAAAACCGACCAACGTATTCGTCTGTTCTTGGTGTTTGGAAAGGAAACAGCGTCTTAGTGTTGTCGAGAGTTATAGTTCCAGAAAAGGTAAAAGCTGGGAACCGGATATAGCTGGAGCCGTACTGCACCACGTCCTGCTGGAACCTTGCTTCGATGCTAACCGTGACGAAGCGTGGACGGCATCCAGGTGCCTGGCATAGAAAGTTTTCGCCTGGACAAGGGCACCTACCGTTAACACACACCGTCCCTACACCCTTAAACACCTGGCCCGCTCCTTGGCAGTCGCACTGCGGCTTAATGCTGCAAGTCGTTCCTTCGCAGCACGCACCACCACCACCACTGACATCGCAATACCACCCACTCGCGCAGCAGTTGCAGTCCTCTGCGATGCTGCCGCTCTTGACGATAAACGAGCCGTTCTTGGTGGCAAGTGGCATTATGTGCAAGCCGTGGTGGAGACCCACGCTAGTCCGCCGTTTGCGGCGTGCGTGAGAACTTGCTGTTTCGTGGCGTCGTAGTTCGTCATGCCGTGCCAGTCCCAGCCGACTAGAACCCATTCATTGGCAACATACGCGATGAGGCAAGCAGAGCCTGAGAGCGTGGCGATGTAGTTCTTCGCCGTGTAGGTGGCACCAGATATGACAGCGTCCGTGACAGTTGTCGTTGAGCCCTTTGCCCACGTTCCAGTAAACGTTCCTCGAATGACGCCAGCCTGCATGCGGATCAGAGCCCAGTTGGAATCTTTCCACAGGACGTGAGCGCCTGACGCCTTGCCAAGGTCAGCAGCCTTGCATTGCACAACGCCACCGACAGCCACGCGCCCGACTTTCCCTGACTCAATAGGCTCCACAGCCACGCACCAGGCCGTCGTCGTCGCTGACGGCGTGCCGCCGGTCAGCACAGGCATCTCCTCAAACGACGCCGTAGCGCCGCCTGACGAGCTCGTTGGCGCGATCTGCACGCCAGTGATGGCGAGGACGCCCCAGCG